ATCTAAAATGGATACCGCCTTGCATAAGCATTAGTCAGTAGATGAATATGCTGTCTTTTTTCAAAAATATTTAGACACAAACCATTGTTTTGATGCACAATCAGATACCCATACTTGGTACTCGATGGGCATTCTTCCAGCAGACTTGGAAAAGTTTAATGACGTTGTTACTGCTTCGCCGCTAGATATCACTCATGTATGTATCGACGTTGCGAATGGGTACTCAGAAGGATTTCTAGATTTTGTAAAAAGATTTAGAGACAATAACCCACATGTTACGCTATTAGCAGGCAATGTTGTTACTGCCGAAATGACAGAGGCGTTAATTTTAGGAGGCGCAGATGTTGTTAAGGTTGGAATTGGTCCTGGGCAAATGTGCCTTACGCGCCAACAAACTGGAATAGGTTACCCCCAATTATCTGCAATTATGGAATGTGCAGACGCAGCTCATGGGCTTGGTGGCCATGTTTGTGCTGATGGTGGGTGTAGTCACCCGGGAGATGTTTCCAAAGCGTTTGCTGCTGGTGCTGATTTTGTGATGCTGGGATCGATGCTTAGTGGGCATGACCAATGTCTCGGAAATATAGTTTTATCGGATGGAACAATAGTTACTAAACAGTATACCGAAGAATGCGATAGTAAGAGTTTTTATAAAAAGTTTTATGGTATGTCTTCTAAAACTGCTCAAGAAAAATATAGTTCGGGTCTTAAAGAATATCGTGCTTCTGAAGGAAGAACTGCGCTTGTTCCGTATAGAGGAGATGTAGCAGATGCTGCCCAGGAAATTCTTGGTGGTCTTCGCTCAACCTGTACTTATGTAGGTGCCGCAACGTTAAAACAGTTACCAAAATGCACTACCTTTATTAAGGTTAATCATCAACTTAACACAACTTACGAAAGTTTAACTATAGGAAAATAAAATTAATAATGTATTTGGAGAACCAAACTAATGACTACTAAAGAAACTCTACCCAGCTTTGAAATCGATCTCGAAGGTTTTATCCCATCCTTATTGGATATAATTGAGCGATACAAAGCAGAGATTAATAATATTGCAGAAAAGACTGCTCTTGTTTCGCTAGATACATTTACTCCATTAGATGTATTAGGTGATGAATATCATAATTTAATTAGTCCAATAAGTCACTTAACGAACGTGAAAGATAGTAAAGAAATCCGCGAAGTTTGGGAAAAAGCATTGCCGATTATGTCCGAGTTCGGAACATGGGTAGGTTTCCATAAAGGTTTAGCTGTTAAGATTGAAGAGCTCACAAAAAGTAATACACTAGATGAAATTCATCAACGTATTTTTTATAGAGCGTGTATTAATTATGATCTTTCCGGTGTTAATTTACCAGAAGATAAAAAAGAACGCTTTGCCGAAATCGCCCAGCGTTTATCAGAATTAGAAAACAACTTTTCGAAAAATTCGTTAGATGCAACAAAAGCATGGACATATCATGTACATGACGAAGAACGCATCACGGGAGTGCCAGAGACTGCGAAGGCACTGCTAAAGGCAAATGCAAAGGCGCAGGATATGGAAGGATGGTTGCTAACATTAGATGCCCCATCATTAACTCCTGTAATGACATTTTGTACAAACCGCGGTCTCCGCGAAAAGCTGTATAAAGCATCTGCTACTAAAGCGTCTGAATTAAGTGATCATCCGGAATTTGATAATACCGAAGTTATTGCAGAAATCATGAGTCTCCGTAAAGAATCTGCAGAATTAATTGGTAAAGGCAATCCTGCAGATTTGTCCCTTATTAATAAAATGGCAAATAGCCCAACAGAAGTTACCGAATTTATGGACTCAATTGTTGTTAAGGTTAAACCCAGAGCTGGAGAAGATGAAAAGGCCTTGCGTAAATTTGCAGCTTCTAAAGGTTGTCATGATTTTGAAGTTTGGGATAGAGCATTCTATGCAGAGCTTATGCAACAAGAAACATATAATCTTGATAGTGAAAAAATCAAAGAATATTTCCAATTAGATTATGTTCTATTGGGTTTGAACAAATTAGTATATAATCTTTATGGTGTAGAGGTTATCCAAGAAGATAATAGCGACGTGTGGCATAACGATGTTCGATTCTTCAGACTTTATAAAGACAAGCAACATATCGCAAGTCTGTATATGGACTTGTATGCCGACCCAGAGCGTAAGCGTTCTGGAGCGTGGATGGATGAACCCATTATCCGTTGGGAACATAACGGTGTGACTCAATTACCAGTAGCTTATAATGTATGCAATTTTCAACGTCCAACTAAAGATACTCCATCGTTATTATCGCACAGGGATGTCGAGACAGTGTTCCATGAGTTCGGTCATGCGTTGCATCACATGCTTACTGAAGTTTCTAACCGGGATATTTCCGGTATTAACGGAGTCGAGTGGGATGCAGTCGAGCTTCCTAGCCAGATTATGGAAAACTGGTGTTGGGAAAAGGAAGTGTTGGCTGATTTATCATGTCATTACAAAACAAATGAAAAGCTTCCAGATGAAATGTTCGAAAATATGCTCGCTGCAAAAAACTTTATGGGCAGTCATGCAATTCTAAGACAAATGGAATTTGGTTTATTTGACATGCTTATCCATATGGAACCATCTAATGGTCGTGATATTCGTACTGTTCTACAAGGTGTTCGTAATGAAACATCTGTATACGATGCCCCGGATTATAATAGATTTGAAAATAGCTTTGGTCATATTTTCTCGGGTGGGTATGCAGCCGGCTACTATTCATATATATGGGCTCAGTGCATGGCAGATGACTGTTTTTCGAAATTTGAAGAAGAAGGTATTTTCAATGCTGATACTGCAAATAATTTCCGTAAGGAAATTTTATCAAAAGGTGGTTCGTTTTCAATGAATACGCTGTTTAGGAATTTTATGAAGCGAGATTTAGATCCGGATGCCATGCTTAAAAAAAGAGGTATTATTTAAAATCGCTCTCCCACATCTCTATAAGATTGTACTTTGATTCTTTAATAGTCTTTATTTTATTTAATGTCTTTTGATAATGTTCGCCGAATGTTTTTTTAGTTCTCGGGTTTAATTTTTTATGGTCTGTAGTTTTTGGGTTGCCGTGCCAAAAATCTCCCCAGAATTCATATATAGTATTTGTTGTTTTATCATATCCGTCGGCTATGATTCTTTCCCCACCAACTACTTGTAGAGATACTTGTCGTTCTATGTTTTTATTATTCAGCGAATCGAGCCACTTGATCTCTTTATTGGAGCGCATATTAGAACAAGAAGGGCAACCGTGATAGCGTAAATGGTTGTTTGGAGTTTGAAAGAAACTACCATGCTTGTGACAAATGATTTCGATTTTTTCTTTTTTATTATATCGAGTTTTGCAATAATCATACGTATCGCCGTGAATTTGTTTTGCNTTTTTAATAAATGCCTCCGTAGTTAATTCTTTTCTGCCTCCGCATTCAACACACCCGTGACCTTTATAGTGATTTTTTGCTAATTGATAGAATTCCCCATGTTTAGGACAAATAATAAGAATTTTTTCATCTCTGTTTATATGGGTAATTTTATCATAGTTGTATTTGTTATTGTGTTTTTTATTACATTGCAAAATAAAATCATCTAAATTTACCCAGCTTAATCTACATTTTGGGCAATTCTTACCACCATTAATATGGTCGTCTGGTGATTGCAAGAATTCGCCGTGATCCTTGCATATTATTTTTACTTTTTTCTTCACACCGTTATATTCAGAAACTGAATAATCATATCGCTCACCGTGTTTTAAAATCGCTTTATTAATAAATTCTTCGGTGGTTATTTTTGTTGACATGTTGCGCTCCTATTGTTATACTATTATTTATTCAATGAATGATTTATTCAGAAACTTTATGGGTAGAGATGCTTCTCCAGATGCCTTGTTGAAGGATAGAGGAATTATCGACTAATGGTTTACGATTCTCGTAAAAAATATCATAGATTATTTCAGCTCGTTGAGGCTAAAAATGAGTATAAAGACTTAAGTGAAGATGGAATAATGGATACGGTTGATGATATAATATTAAAATGTTATCCATATAAAATAGGTGCTGACGGCACTGACCATATTATTATTGATGGCGAAGTAGAAAATTTAGATGAATGGGCAGATAAAAATTTATCTTCAAAATACATCGTTTTTCTTGATGGCGGTTATTTCAAATCTCAAGCAGACGCAACCTTATTTAAATTGACTTGGGCATAACGTGTATATTGTAAATCCAAATATTATTGACAAGTGTTCATATAACGTTTCGTTTGATATTCCGTTTGATATTCAAAATTCTTCACATAGTGAAGTAACAAAATGGTGTCAAGAACATATACCCCGAGATCATTTATGGACAATAAATTTTTGTTCAGGGAGTAGCTATGCCATTAATTCTACTTCGATTGCAAGCTTCGAATTCACCGAAGATGCAGCATTATTCAAATTAACATGGGGATAATGCGATTATTTTCCATAAAATCGCTATTTTTTAGGTTATAATAGCATATTACTCTTTTTAAAGTGTGAACTACCGAGCGTCTAAAGAACACTTGGCTTCCTCCCCAGAACCTGCCAATACATCTTGCGACTTCTTGGACTTATGTGTTCTTATCTGAGAGGCGTATATTTCCGTGGTCCCCACGGTATATTTCTTATATCCCCAATCAAGTATATTCAATGCGGCATTTAAGTCGCGCCCCATCTCGTGCCCACATTCACACCTATATACTCGCTGATTGAGGGGCATATCTTGTTTATTTCCACATGCATTGCAGGTTTTAGAGCTTGGATCAAATCTCCCAATACTCACAACACTCTTTCCGAGAAGTGTTGCCTTGTATTCTAAGATTGTCTTAAAGCTTGACCAACCTGTATCTTGTATGGATTTGGCTAACTTGGTTCTCATTAGCCCTTTTACATCCAAGTCTTCTATACATATCAAATCATAATCTTTTAAAAGATTATTTGCTGTTTTGTGATGGAAGTCCTTTCTTGTTTCTTTTATCTTTCTGTGAACTCGATACACAGATTTTCTTTGTTTTGTTCTGTTGTTTGATTTGGTTTGCTTTTTGCTTAATTTTCTTTGTCTTATTTTTAGTTGTCTTTGTTTCTTTCTAAATGGCTTTAAGTTATCTATAACTTTATCATCTGATGTGGTAATGAAATCAGATAACCCCATATCAACACCAACAGTATTTTCTTTTGGTATTTCTCTTATTTGTTTTTGTTTATCTACCTGAGTTATCAAACTTACATAATATCGATCTTGGTCTTGGATTATTGTTGCTGATTTGATTTTATCAGGTAGTTCTCTATGTAAGTTTTANTTTTACCTGTCCTAATTTTTGGTAATTGAATATGCGAGTTTGTTTCATTTAACCTAATTTGTCCACCCGCACTCGTTTTAACCTGTGGTAAATGAAAAGTGCCAAATCCATCTTTTTTCTTTTTGAATTTAGGAAAACCACGTCCGTGTTTAAATTTACCAAGTAAAGCCTTATCCAGTAACATACCTACTTGTTGTGGTATTTGGCTTGGTATTTCTTTAAGCCATATATTTTCTTCTTTCATTGGTTTAATATATGTAGCAATGCCTTTATACCAATGAAATTGTTTTGTTTCTTTGTAGTAAGCAATTTCTTTTGCTAGAAACTCATTCCAAAGCCAACGAGCAGCACCACAGAATTGATTAATTTTCTGTCGCTGTTCCTTATTTGGATATATTCTATACTTGTATCTTACTACTTGTTTTTCCATATAAGTATTTATGTTGTAGCATAAATAATTAAGTATGTAGTTAATAACACTAATTAATCCAGGCCTCTAAAGAGCACTTGGTTTTCTTAGTGTAAGAAGTATAAATATTATTAACGATAACCTAATCGTTAAAATTTAAATTTTAAGGAGAAATAGAATTATGGAAAATTTAGTTATTGATTTACAACCGATCCTAGGTCTAGCAGTTGATGCCCTACAAGGTCTATTGTTAGCACTTGGCGCATGGGTTGCTACAAAAGTTGCTCAAACATTCGGTTTGGAAAACGACGACAAGATCCGCGGTTATTTAGATAAAGCCGTTGTCAACGCTATTGAGTTTGGTGAAAAGAAAGCTCGCGAAGAAGTTAAGAAAGCCGATTGGGCAAAAATCGAAACAAAGAACGCAATGGTAGCTCATGCTGCTGGATATGTTCTCAGTAAAGTTCCTGATGCTGTAAAACGCTTCAAGTTAACTGAAGATGATGTTAAGGACTTGGTAACTGCAAGACTTGGTGAAAAATAATGCCTCCAGCAGTATTAAAAATTATCTCTACTTTATTAAGTGGTCTAACAAAAGTATTGCCTTTCTTAGCCGCTTTTAAAGTTGGGGAGAACAAAGCAGAAGCCGAAGTTATTGAAAACTCTGTTAAGGAACAGAAGAAAGGTGACAAGGCTGTAACGAAAGTGAAAAAGTCCGTCCGTAAGAAAGGCGTTGCTGATCACGTTCGCAACAACAAGATTTAAGGATAACATCATGTTAAAGATTTTACCTGTTATTCTCTTAGCTGGATTTTTATCAGCATGTGGTACTGATGCACAACAATTAACTATTTCTATTCCGAATATCGTCGAATATGATAAGGATTTTAGAAATGGTTTTGCTGATGAATTAGATACAATCTGCGGCAATCCTGTAGAAGGCATTGTTGAATAAAAAACCAAAAACTTGTACCTTTATTCGCGACACTATTGAATTAAGAGCAAGATTGAGAGAAATTCAAAAATAATTATTGCGATGTAGTTTCTACATTGTTATAATAAAAAATACAAGTAACGGACAATACGTCCTGAACCCATAAGTTTAATCCTGGTGATTGGGGTGCTCGTCAAAGCATAATAGTAGTTGGGTTGACAACTCAGAGGATTAAGTTTCGAGAATTGACTCGTAGTTATTTGTAGGCAGCGGTAAACTCCGTTGTCGTGGTCGAAATACTAACTTTGGAAAGGGTATGACTACAACCCCCACCGATAATTTAACGTTATATCGGTTAATAGCTATTTGATAGAGTCTAATTAAATAGTCACGTGTACCGGTGAATACTGACTCTACGTAAAATTTATTTTGCATAGATAAAAAGTCAGGTTCGAGAAAGAGACTATCCGGCAAAGTTGGTTCTACTTTATTACTTCTTGGGATGAAGAAAAAAGCAAACTGGTGGAAGGCGCCGTTATAAGGCACCCCCAGGGGGCGTAGAAATACGCTCCCAGATCGAAAACTAAATTATTTTTAATTATTTTTAAAAAAGTGCATTTTTTGCTTGATTTTGTCATAATTTTAAAGTATATTATAAATAACAGTAAGGAAATAAAATAGGAAACTTTATTTCACAAACAAAATTAGATCGTAAGGGCCGAAGGTCAGTTGGTTATCTTTTGAATAGACAGCGTTAAGTCGCACCTCAACTGCCAACACTTGCCCTAAAAGACGTGGTCGTGCGAGAAGGCGCGGGGAGTTACCAGGACACTCCAGATCGNGCAGTTACCTGAGTTAAATCCAACTAAGCGGTAACAGAATATGGTAGGGTTGGACCTACACGATATTCGGGACTACGGAGGATGCTCCATAGTGTTGTTGTAGAGAACTGCGGACGNGACCGGAAGGNGCTCTAGTAGTTGTGGAGGGGCTATAGCAAGATCGAAGGGCCGGAGAATAATGGTTATCTTTTGGAATAAACCCGTTATTCAACAATTTGCCCTAATTAACTGGAGGACGTGCTTGGAACTGCATTTAACTCCATGGAACTGGATTTAGGACCCGAAACTTACCAGACAGCGGAGTGTTAAAAAGTGCCTAAGATAAAAACGACACACTCAAGTTCCAGATCGGGCCGTTAAGGTGTGGGTTACCATATTCAGCAAAGAGCAATAGAGTGCTTCAAAGAGGAATTACATAACCGTGTCGCGCTTCCGTAAGGAAGGTCAAAAGACTTAATCAGGAACCGTGTATAGATCATTTAGGTTTTTTATACATGCCTAGAATAAGCAAAAGTCCATGTAAGGAGCCATGATGCTCTGGGACTGTCCACCCTAACACTTGCCTTTGATAGACGACATGGCGTATATTTTGTAANGTACTCAACTTTACAGAAGTAAAGAATAACAGTGGAGATTTTTAATCGATGAAGCTGCTTTATGGAGTAAAGAACTAGAACAATTAAGGAATNNTTTTTATTCCTGTCAAGGGAAACTGTTGGAAAAGATAGTTTCCCGAGATCGATTTGCTACTGGATACGGTAGCAAGTTTACTAGGCCGGAGGTTAACGGTTATCTAATAAAATAAATTCGTTAACCAACAACTTGTCCAAATTACTAAATTTAAAAGATACTAAATTGGAAGAACATTAAAATTATAATAGAGAACTAAAATGTAACGCATACATAATGTACAGAATACTATATAATATATGATAGAAGGGCGCATACGATACTTTAGCCTGACCCCGTAATTAATCTGCGATAGATTATGGAAAACTTCGAGATTCTGCTTTAGGGAGGATAAACTTGAGGGGATTTAATAGATTTAGTACAAGCCCTAATAAAAGATTGACTATGGGATAGAGGAGGCCAGGAACTTCCGCTATCCTTAGATCGAAACAGGAAAACAGGAATAGGTATAAAACAGGAGGTCTTAAAATGACAAATCATACCGCATTGAATAATATCGACTTAAACGCAACCCCACAAACTGAGGCTATCTCAGGACGCGAAGCTGACATGACACCAAACTCTGCCGGTGGTGTGGTCTTTAAGGTAGATGACTGGACTCGCTTGGATAGATTTCTAGTATTAGGATCTGAAGGCGGAAGCTACTACGCTTCTGAGCAAAAGCTATCTCTTGATAACGCTAAGGCTGTTCAACGTGCTATCGACTCTGATGGTCTCCGTGCTGTTCAGGTTATTGTAGAAGTGTCTGACTCTGGTCGCGCTCCTAAGAATGATCCAGCATTGTTCGCATTAGCTCTGGCGGCTTCTGCTAAGGATAACAACACTCGTCAGGCTGCCCTTGCTGCCTTGCCAAAGGTTGCGCGTATTGGTACACACTTGTTCCACTTTGCGGCTTATGTAGAAAACTTCCGTGGTTGGGGCCGTGCATTGCGTAACGCAATCGCTAACTGGTACACTAGTCAGGATTTAGACCGTCTTGCTAACCAAGTTATCAAGTACCAGCAACGTGATGGTTGGTCTAACCGTGACTTGCTTCGTTTGTCTCACCCAAAGACTGATGACGTTGCCCGCAACGAAATCTTCAAGTGGGTTGTTAAGGGCGAATCCGATATGATGCACCCACAGATTGCTGCTTTCGAGCAAGCAAAGGTTGCGACTTCAAAGAAGGAAATTGTTGGATTAATCCGTGAAGCTAACTTGCCACGTGAAGCAATCCCAACTCAGTTCCTAAACGACATCGAAGTATGGGAAGCTTTGTTAGAGCGTATGCCAATGACTGCAATGGTTCGTAATCTTGCTAAGATGACTAGCGTTGGGTTGTTAACTCATATGGGTGATGGTACCGATGCTGTTCTTAATAAGCTTGGCGATGCTGATGCTATTAAGAAGGCTCGTGTCCACCCGTTCCAAATGCTAACAGCTCTTATGACTTATAAGAGTGGTCAAGGTATCCGCGGGTCATTAACCTGGGATCCAATTACTCGTATTGTAGATGCACTTGATGAAAGTTTCTACACGGCGTTTGGCAACGTTCGGCCGACTGGTAAGAACCACTTGATCGCGCTAGACGTTTCTAGCTCAATGACATGGGACGACTCTTATGGGTATTCCGGGATTGAACCCACGTGTTGCTTCGGCAGCATTGGCTTTGGTTACGGTTGCTACTGAAGAAAAGTCTGTTGTAACATCATTCTCTAGCGGTTCTAACCGTTACGGGTATGGTCGTCGCGGTCAGGGATTAGATGGTATTAGCGTACTTGACATCTCTCCAAAGATGCGCCTAACCGATGTTATGGCAAAGGTTAATAACCTACCATTCGGTGGAACAGACGTATCATTACCAATGTTGTGGGCTGATAAAAATGCTCCTGAAACGGAAGCAATTTCCGTATTTACAGATTCGGATACTTGGAGTGGAACCATTCATCCAAGTCAGGCCCTAAACAAGTTGCGTAAGAATCACGGCCGCGATGTTCGGCTTGCAACTGTGGCTATGACTTCCAATGGGTATTCAATTGCAGATCCAATGGATTCCGGAATGATGGATTTTGTCGGATTTGATTCATCGGGGCCAACGTTAATGAGTGACTTTTTCCGAGGATAAAATAGGGGTGGAAGCCCCCTTTTCCTTGACAAATCTTAATTCTATGTTATAATTAAGACATTAAACAGGAGAGAGTTATGGAACTATCAGATCTAAAATTACATGAACTTTTGACTAGTGATCAAATCTCTACACGACGTGAAAGCAAGCGTGATGCATCATATCGGAAGTTTTTGGTCAAAACCCGTAATATTACCGGAAAAGATTCCGAAACGTATAGTCGTCTATTGGAAAAGAACATGACCGAGATTGTTCTTACTGGATCGCCAGCATCAACGCCATTTTTGTTAACCGAAGTTCAGCAATGGATTTACGATCAGATTGTAGGTGATGAAGGTTTCCGTGGTATGTTTCATATAACTACGTCGAACACTAAGGATCCTGAAGACCGCCGTCGTAATCTATTGAAGGTGATGGTTGCGTTTACGAACGAAAGTGATTATATTGCATTTGTAGAAGATTTTCTACCGATGCTAAAATTAGCGGCAAATTCTGCTAAATAATTTTACAGGAGAAAACAAGAACTCCATTTAAGATCGATGCCTTTTATTTCCTGTTTTAGGCATTGTGTTTACGAGATACGGTTATGTAAAGTGTAGATCGTAAGCAAAACTAAAGGGATCAGCTATAATTTGATCCTTATGATGGCTTCCTAGGCCATCGCAGTAAGTAGTCTATCTACTTTTCTGCTCCTCCTGTAGATGGTAGCCTTGGGTTTTTTATACTCAGGGCTACCATTGTTTTTACCCTTCCAGAGCAATATATTTATGTCCATAATTAACACTGTATATTACTCAAAATACTAAATATTAGTACAAACAAACGTGTTCTAATTTTTTAGGAGTAATAATTATGCCTTCAACTTTAAATAAATTCGGTGTTCCGATTGATGGTCAAAAAGCAGGCTTGCTAATGCCAAAACGCCAACACCTTTTCCGTGTATTGTTCACAAACTTCGGTCCAACAAGTGGTCAGCAAAGTTTAGATCTGTCTCGTCAGGTTAATACTATGGATAAACCAAAAATTTCAATGCAACCAATTGCAGTTGATTCATACAACTCTAAGGCGTACTACCCTGGCAAGCATGAGTGGCAAGAAGTTACTTGCGTGGTTCGTGATGATATCACAAACGCAGTTTCTACGCTTGTTGGTCACCAACTACAAAAGCAGTTAAACCATTATGAGCAAACTGCTCCAGCTGCTGGTTCAAACTTTAAGTTTGGTACAAAAGTAGAAGTTTTAGATGGTGGTAACGATAACGTATTGGAAAGCTGGGAACTAGAAGGTTGCTTCTTATCCAATGTTGATTACAATAATTTGGATTATACCGCAGCTGAAGCTCAAACGATTAATATGACAATTCGTTATGACAACGCTACTATTAACGATGGTATCTTCCCTAATCCAGTTACTGGTTTATTCAGCGATCTAAAAACTGTCTAATCTGTAAAGGAGAATTTACATGGCAGGCGGTCTTTTAAGTGACGTATTCAAGGTCAGTAATGATCTCTTTAGTGGTGCGACCGATCTCGGTAGAATCCAACGTGACAGTCATACCGCCGCTAATCGTCATTTGGTACCATCTACAAAAGCTGGTTCTCGCTTAGAAATGGCTGGTCTTCCGAGACCTAAATTTCTTTTCGGTGCAAGATTTTATACTCAATCAAAAAACGCTCCAGGGGTATACACTGGCGGTAATACCGATGATGCTGTAACATTTATGTTGAAGTACGTTGATCGCCCTAAGATGAACTTCGAAGTTGAAGAACTAAATCAATATAATAAGCCACGTTTAGCAAATACGAAAGTTAAGTTTCAAGACTTAACTATGAGATTCCATGACACGGTGGATGATCGCGTATTGCAATTATTTCAAGATTATTACCATTTCTATTTCGGTGATGGTAGAAAATCCAATATTAATGATTACCGTTATGATATTATTTCTCCAGAGTTTGTCGATAACGGAAATACTGGTTGGGGTTTTAAACCAAATCCGAATTTAAATGGCGATAACCAACACTTCTTTAGCCATATTGAAATTTATCATTTCTTCGGTGGTATGTACAATACAATGACCTTAGTTCATCCTAAGCTTACAATGTTCGATCATGATTCAAATGATTATGCTGATGGAACTACAGGCGCAGAAATACAAATGGGTGTAAAATTCGAAGGGCTTTATTACAGTGACTCACAAACCCGCGTTACCCCAGAACTTGCCGAACTATTTGGTATTACAAAAGAATTATCAGATTATATGGTATTAGACCAAGGTAATGTTGGGCCATTTGGCGGTATTGGTGATTTAGCAAATATTCGCTCGCAGTTCTTAGATTCTGCAGGCATTCCGGTATCTTTACAACGCTTTGTTCCAAATTTACCAACACCTATTCAAAAAACTCTTAATACCGTATCCGGTGTTAATAGTGCTTTAGGAACAATTGGTCGTTGGGCTCATGCAGCTTCGACCGGTGCTGCTAGAGCATCTGCTGGCTCGCGTTCTGCAGGTGGAAGTAATAACCCAAATGATCCAACCCAACGCGCCGCAAGTGCCGCTGGTGTTCCGGCGAGTACTATCTAATGGTTTCAAAAGCCCGTTCGGGAGAATTTACTCCAAAAAACCCCGGAAAATATAAAGGTACATATCCAATCACCTATCGCTCTAGTTGGGAAAATACAGTTTTTAATGCTTTTGATAATCACCCTAATGTTGTTGAGTGGGCTTCAGAAAGTATAAAAATCCCGTATCAGCACCCTTTTACTGGTGCTCCGTCAATGTATGTTCCGGATATTTTAGTTAAGTTCCAGGACAAAAAAGGAAAAATCAGAGTTGAGCTTATTGAGATAAAACCAGCAAAAGAAACCTTAGCAGAGAAAGCTAAAAGCAAATATGATCAAGCGGCATTAATCGTAAACCAAGCTAAATGGAAAGCCGCCGCCGCGTGGTGTCAGCGAAATAATATTAAATTTAGAATACTAACCGAGCATGATATCTTTCGTAAAGTATAAATAACTACAAGAACGTGATTGTATTATAATACAAAAATTAGATATTTAGGAGAACAAATATGGGAATTTCATTAAAAGGTTTTGGTGGTGGCGAGTCTGCTGGTTCTGGTACAGGTGCATCCATTAGTGGGTTAAGTGCATTACCACCACAAGCGGCAGACGTAAGAATTCCGGAATCGGCACCCGTAACACCGGGCGACCCGTACTATGCCAACGTTGTATTCCATTTACCATTGCAAACTGATATGAATGATACTAAAAGTCATGCTATTAGCACGACGGGATCGCCTTCTATTACTGCTACATTTTCACCATACGCTGGCGGATCGAGTCTTAATTTAAATGGTTCGAGTTATATAACCGCGTTAGACAATGCAGATTATGAATTAGGTAGTGGCGATTTCACAATTGATATGTGGGCTAGGGGTACAACTGTGGCTGGTAATCGTTGTTTCTTAGGTAAGTCACAAGATTCTAATGGTATCAGTCCATATCTTATGCAACTAAACGCCAGTAATCAGGTTCAATTTTTACTTGATCAAGATGGTGCTGGTCCTTGGGAAGTTAACCAACTTTCATCGGCGGTCACTGTTAATACTTGGTTCCATACTTCTATTGTCCGTAGTGGAGATACTTTGTATTTCTTCTTAAATGGCACACTGATAACATCTACAGCTTATACTGGAACATTGGTAAATAATGCAAATGATATAATGATTGGCGCTCTTGATTTCTTCGGTAGTGGAGTTTCAAACTATTTCACGGGACAAGTTGCAGATCTTAGAATCACAGCAGGCGTTGCTCGTTATACTACTAATTTTAGTGTACCGACGATAGCATATCCAACATCCTAAATTTAAATATTTCTAGTGCGACTCTAAAACGCCATTTAACGATTACTTGGTTTTCTTGGTGTAAGTTGTATAAATAACTGCAACAACAGGATTGTAATATAATACAAAAATTATATATTTAGGAGAACAAATATGGGGATTTCATTAAAAGGTTTTGGTAAATCAAACACGACTAGTTCGGGTGCATCTATTAGTGGTTTAAGTGCATTGCCGCCAGAAGCTGCCAACGTAAGACTATCTCAACCCGCGCCTACCGTACTGGCTGCATGGGCCGACCAACAAGGATTTATTCCTGATGATTCGGCAATTATTAGTCGAGATGAATTTGGTTCGTATATTAAAATATCATACGATGGGCAATATATACTTTCGGGTTCTGCCGGTACGGATTTGAAAGGTTCGGTATATCTTCTAAAATGGAATAGTATTTCTAAAAGTTGGGTACAAGATCATAAATTTGAAGAGTCCCCTACCTATGCTGCCGCAAATAATATGTTCGGTAAAGGTTTAGCAATATCTGCAGATAATAATATGATTGTAATTACGGCTAATGGTACAAGTCAGTTTAATTATGGTAATTTATATGCTTTTGCTAAAGTGGGTAATACCTGGGTAGAAACATTGTTCGCAACTGGTGCTGGTAACCGTTATTTAGGTTATGATTTAGATATGACTCCTGACGGGCAAACATTAATTGCAGGTAGTAATGGTTCAGAAGCAAGAGTCTATACTCGCTCAGGAAATTCTTGGGTAGAATCTGCACTATTAACCGCAGCTGATACGGTCTGGGGAGATAGTTTCGGTCAGCGTGTCGCAATTAATGATGCCGGTGATGTTGCTTTGGTTTCTGCGCCTAGTAAGGGTGGTGTTGCGGCTGGTACTCTATATGTGTTTACAAAAAGCGGAAGCACGTGGACCGAAGCGCAAACACTCGTTACACCGAATACTGGAAATACAGATTACGAACGTTTTGGTTCTGCAATATCAATATCTGGAGACGGTTCAACGATTGCAGTGGGCGTACCCGGAGATGACCAAGCAGGGGCTGCATTAGCCGCGGCTAATTCGGGAATGGTTTATATTTATACAAAGAATGTCTCCACGTGGACGTTAGAATCGTCATTTGTTGGATCTAATGTAACACGTTCCGCAAACTTCGGGAGTTCGATTGCGTTATCATATGATGGCAATGCGCTTGTAGCTGGTGCACCGTACCATAACCAAACAAGTGGAATGGGTGCGGCTTACGTCTATAATAGGGACGGTATTGTTTGGAGCGAAACAACCATGTTGAGTGCGGCTGACCCTAAACCGAATCAAGTATTCGGCCAAAGTGTTGATATATTACCAAGCGGGGACAAAGTTGTTATCGGATCCCCGCAATGGTCAACAGTTAATAACTATCCTGACGGTTATAAGGGTAAGATTTATATTCAATCTTGAACCGATTATATAAGATATCCAACGTCTTAAATTTAGATATTTCTAGCGCGACTCTAAAACGGCATTTCACTGTTATAAATACTCTTATAACAATAGGAGTTTAACAATGGCAAGAAAGCCAACCCAATTAGAAGAAACACTAGATTTACCATCTCTATCAGAAGCAATTGAACTCGCCCAAGAAGCCGAAAAAGCCCACGAGCAAGAAGAATTAGCCCATGCCGAAGAAGAACTCCAAGAGATGAAGATCGCCGATCCTGATACTGCCGAAACTTTTGTTGATGCATTAAATAAAAGCCAAGATTTAGAATCCCGGTTAGCTGATCAAGAAGGACTAGCTGTTCATGATATGGAAATGGATGATATTGCTAAAGAAGCAATGGAATCATACCGTGAACTTATGGATTTGGGAATGAATGTTACCGCGGCTCATGCTGGTACTATTTTCACAACAGCTCAACAAATGCTTAAAACTTCCTTAGATGCTAAAAATTCAAAAGTGATAAGAAGCTTAAAATGTGGCGTTTACAAATTGAGCAAGCAAGACTAGTAAGAGATTTAGAAAAAGAACGGGGTACTGGACCAATTGAAGGTGTTTTGGAAGCCGACGGAAGTGGTGTGATGCGTATTGATAGAAATCAACTATTAAGAGATATATTAGATAAGCCGGAAGATCAAACACAAGACCCACATGATCTTGAAGATCTCGAAGAAGAACTATCCGAAGAAT